GCAGGAGTGAACCCTAAAGCAGCTTGCTTACTATTAAAGGTAGTCCAATCAGTAGCCGAAAGGAAGCCATTTATAGACCCTGTTGCCTGTGGAATACTTACAGCATTAATAGACCTTGAAAGCGGAGAATTGAACGTTAAAGGTTGCTCTGGAGTATATCCGAGAACTGTGGAGATGCTTTTATTCTTCCAAAGTGAAGTAGATGATTCGTAAAATAAACCTTGATTATTGGCAGGAGTAACAATATCCACGTCATGCAGTTCTTCAAGTTCCCAGCCGTTCATCACCTTTACATAAATCTTGCCATTGTTCTGATGAGCGTACTCAACATAACCAATGACTACAATATGCCCTCCACCTGTTGGCTTTACATTGGTTATTGCTCCTGCAATCGTTGGAGACAAATAAAGCACATCACCATCAACCCAAGTTTCACCTTGTAATGACCCTGTCGTATTGATGCCTTCCAACTGCCCAACCGCCATTATAAAGCCTTCCTGATTGGTTGGTATGGTTTCAATAACAAGTCCAATAGTATCTGCTGAATTTGTATCGTTATTCGCTTGAGCCAATGCAATCGCTAATCTCTGACCTTGCGCACCACTTACCCTTACCGCTTGATACGCTGCTTTTGTCAAGGTAGTGTTTGGTGTAACCTTATTCACCACCCTCGCAACCAAATCAACGCCATTCCTTAATAATACACTACCACCCTTTAAGGTAGTTTCACTCACACCTGTTGTATCATTCCACCTTGTTGTTCCTACCGCAGCCGTTCCCGTAGGTGAGGTGTCAAGTGTAACCTGACCCGCTTTAATCTCGTATTCGCCTAAATCAACGTTGGTCGTTGCTCCCGTATAAGGTACATAACCCGTCAATGATGGAAACGTAGCCAAAGAACCATCACCACGCAGATATTGTGAAGTCGTTCCTGTTGGGTCATCGAATTTACCATCCAATGCAGTTTGGAGATCGGTTTGGTTGGAAAGGGTTCCAGTAATCCCACCCCAAACTGCAGCACCTGAAGAACCAGAACTATATGAGACATTTATATAAACAGGCGAAACATCCTGCGTTACATAAACATCGGTTACATTATATGTTACTTTTATGGTCATTAGCTTGTTATTTGGTCTTCAACGATTACAAAACCAGTCATGTAAGTATAAGTACCCGTTCCAGTAGTCACTTGCAAATCGTAAGCAAATTCACCAACGGCATAAGTAGCAGTTGTCACGGCTGATAGAGTAACTATTCTTTGATTTGTTGTGGCTCCTGCTGCGAATGTCGCATTATCCCAAGTCCATTGGGTAACTCCTGCTGAATTTTTAGCCATAAGTTTAAATGTCCAGGTACTCACGTTTATTGGTGTTGTCTCGCAAGGTTCTTCATAAAATGATAAATCCATGCTCCAAGTATCACCCTTGCGAATTGTTTTTAAATTATGTTCTGACATATCTATAATGTTATATAAGCTGCAACGACTGAAGTGCCATTCAAAGCCGTTCCAAGTGTTATCGTAGTTCCTACAACGGAATAATTGTAATACCATTTCCCACCATAGCCAATCGCAACAAGTTTATGCGTAGATGTTGACCGCCCCGTAATCGTTCCCGATGCCACCGTATAAGTATCAACCACAGTCAACTCGGTAAATCCACCCGTTACCTGCAATGAGTAATTATATTGTGCAAAATTGTTCACCGTTGAATCATAAGACACCTCTGTTACATAGCATTGAAACTGATAAACCCGATAATTATTTTGTGGGTCAATGATGTCAAGATAAGCAGTGTATTTCGTATCAACAGTAGTGAGTAAGTCCTCAAAGAAATCAATCCCATGTTGAGTAGTTCCAACAATCTTCACAAGTCCTGACCCTGTTATTGTCGCTGACCTCTTTGTGGGTATATATTGTTTATGTGTATTATTTGTTTTGGGAGCAAGTTCAAGCATATCCCTTGCAATAGTCATAGATGCGTTTTTCGCACAGGCTAAAGGATAGATAGTACTACCTATCGTGTACGCTATGACTAAACCTTCTGCTTTTACCGGATCTGCCATTATTGATATAAATAATTATCTGTATATGTGTCGAAAGTGTAAGCCGTTCCTGGGGTGTTAATCTTCATATCTCCGCCTCCAATTGTCACAGATGAATGGCCAGTAATCACAACAGTAAAAGTATTTGTTGTAGCTATTGTCTGCGTACCAACGGATAAGTCAAAAGTAAATGGCTGATTAGCCACGTAAACAGGGTAAGTGATAGTGCGTATTGCAGTTCCGTTTTTCCGCAATTCAAAAGTAACATTTTTTGGGTAAGATGAGCATGAAACATTGCCAAAAATACCAACCGTTACAGGTGTGGTTAAAGTTGTCGCAGCGTCATATCTTGCAGTATTGCTTGTCTGAATGCTAAACCCTCCCGATGTCACCAAAGTAAGAGGAGCGGTGAGCGGTGAAGTTGTATATGTTCCTAGCGTGAAATCTGCCTCAAATGTTTGAGTAGTTGGTAGGTCTTTGGTCTGATCCCATACTTCAACTAATGTTCCTGACCATGTATTATTTACTAAGTCTATTTCAGCAATATTAGCAGGATAATAAACTTTATTAATATCATCATCCATAAACCGATATGTATTTTTGAATGACATTAATTTGTATCCACTACCAGTATCCCAAGAAATGCCATACATATTGACGTCAATCTTATTGCGATTGAAACGATTATGCTCCCATTGAGCAGTTGCATTTTGTCTGCGGAAACCATAGGATTCACCTAAAAACCTATAACGATACCAATCTGCATCTGTTAAAGTAGTTTGATCTGATTCAAATATCGCCCCCTTGAACGAAGGACTAAAGTGGTCATCAAGAAATATCTCTTTTTTATAAGAATTATTAATTGTTAAAGATTTTGTAAATAAGCTATTCTCGCCTTTGATTCTTCTTAAATCAGTCTCTGATTCAAATGCTGATACTATCTTAAAATCAAAATTCTTAAAATATGCACTATTTGCAGTTACACCAGAAGTAGTGGCTGATAAGTAAACAGTCATTATGCCATCAAATGGTATAGGAGTAGATGTAACTTGTAAACTATTCCAATCCGTAGAAACAACACCACTTGTTGATGTCAAATCTACAAGTATAGGTGTACTACCACCCAAACTACCTGATGAACGCCATTCACCATTTTCATTTAATGAATAATAAGTTACTCCTGACTGAATAACCACCCAAGCAGCAGCATTTCCAACTTGATGAGTTGCTGCAAACTTAAAATCAAAATTTATATCAACCTTACCGCCTTGTTCTACATTTATAGTTTGTGATTTTATCCAATGGAATACGTCACCAACTCCTAAACTTTGTATAGGGAAATAAATATATCTATCAAGTAATTGCCCACTTAAAGAAACAGAATAATCTTCTCTTGCTCTTACATTTCCTGATGGTGGTGTAGTTGTGTTTGATATTGCACCATAACCATAAGTCCATGAATCTATACTAAATTCTTTAAATGTAGTACCTGAAGATGTTAATGTCCCTCTTTGAAATGTTTCATTGATTAATACTTCATCAAAAACATTATAGTAAAAATCAACCTCATCGAATTTCGTTGCCCTATTTAGGCTTCGCAACATCTCTGGCATTATAGGCTGCATTTCCCTACCTACACCTATTTCGATGTCATATCTTGCAAGTATCTCAAATTGATTTACAGATGTGACATTTGCAAACCTTAAATTATTATTATATGAGGTGTAAAGTTCTTCAGGTCTAAATAACCACATTTGACCATCAAAAAATATTGATTGCCCAAACGCTGAACATATTTTTTCTAAAACAGTATAGCAGTCATCATAAACAGTGCCTTCTTGCTGGAACGTCTTAGCGTCAAGATAGCATTGATTAAGTGGATGCCTACCCGCAGTATCCAACATACTATCGTGAAAGAGATTATTAAGCACCCAATAATCAGCTGTAACACCAGTAGTAAGAGTTGATAAAGCATTTTCTATAAATTGCAATGGTGTATATTTACCTACTGGCTCCGCTCCTGATACCGCAAAAGGTATTGTTTTCAATAACCCAAAACCCTCCGCTGCACGTACAATAAGGTAGTGATTGCCATCATCCCATACTTCCTCAATATCATCTTGTAAAATATATCCATACCAAGTTGATAAACCATAATAACCATTGTAATGAACAATGACTTGTATATCTGTGTCATTATTCGCAATAAAAGTGTCAAGCGTTACACCATTTACGTTTGTAACTATCTGTAATTCGCATAGAAACGCCCTTATTGGCTTGAAAATATCCTCATCAGTATTATACTCACGAAATACAACAGGTCTCACACCAGGCTCTAATTGCACCACAGAACCAGTTGCACCTTCCACGCGGAAGTCAACAGTAACATCTTTATTGTCAACTGTCTTAAATGCCATTTGATATTTTAAAGCTTTAGCCAACTCGATTGATTTGTGCGTTTGTTCTATTCAATGATCCTACCAAGTCCTGACCTCTTAAAACTACGTTTACCGCTCCACTCATTGCCATTCCTCCACCTGTAACGCCTCCGAAATTGGGGTTAGCGATTCCTCCGAATGAGAACCCGAATGCCTTGCCTATGTCACCAAGTACTGCCTTACCAAGTCCTGCCGTACCACCTGAAATTAGATTTGCAAGTAATGAAATTATTCCCGTTGCTATAATCTTTGCGACAATCTGATTAATTGCTTGAAGAACTGCTTTTGCAAATGCCTTAAATGCTCCATCTGCGCCATTAAGCAAGTCAGTAAACAAATCCTGCACAGGACTAAAGAAAGTACTTTTTAATAAGTCAGTAGCAGCTTGTAGATTGGCCTCTTTTAAGATTTGCGCTCTTCTCTCTGCAGTTGCATTTTGCACATCTTTTAATGACTGAAGTATAGCAGCAGTATCTATTTTTGGAAGATTTACAGGTACTTCTATACCTCCAACTTGTTTTTGTGCCTCTTTAAACTTATCAATTACATTCTTTTTGTATAAAGCACCATAGTCTTGTTTGCCTATGGCAGCAATATCAAAAGATACTTGTAATGGCACTCTTTCTGTTCTGGCTGCTCTTTCTGCTGCGTTTCTTTTCTCAATAGCTATTGCCTCTCTTTTTAATGCTTCAGCACGTTTTTTAGCATTAGATTCAGCAGTTTGTGTTTCTTTATTACTTTCCTTTAACCCCTCAATTTGGTCTCTTGTCTGTTCATTAATCTTCGCAAGACCTAAAACAACAGGATCAAGTTGGTTTAGATATGTTTGGTTCTCTGTTGTGAGTACTTTTATTTGCGCTCTTAATTCATTAACTGCATTTGCACTATTGTTAAAAGCATCTAATGCTGCTTCTTCTGCAGTTACAGAACCAAAACCAGTAATTATAGCTTGTTGCTTCGCTTTATTTAATGCAGCAGAACTTTGAACATATTTAGCATCAGCTTTTATTAATTTTGCCCTAAGTTCTGCTATCTTGGTTTCATTGGTAGTAAGTGCTGCAGTTATCCCTGCCTCCTGCACCTTCAAACGAACCGATTCTGCCCTTAATTTACTATTGGCAGCTATAAGTATGTTTGATGCGTTAGTAAGCGCATTTTCGTCTTTAATACCAGCTACAACATCAGGAGCAACTTTCTTTAACTCACCATAGGCAGCAAGTCTATCTGCTTGAGGCTTTTTACTATCAAGTAATGTCTTTGTAAGAATTGAAACCTTCGCCTCTTCTGCAGTTGCATTTCCTGCAGCCTCAAATGATGCCTTGTTATATGCTTTTTGCGCCTCTGTTAAAGGCTTTGTAATTCCTAATATTACATTAAGTGCCTCACCTAATGAGCCATATTCCTGAATTAAGGATGTGACTATTGAAGTCACAGCACCAAAAGCAAATGCAATACCCGCTGGGCCGATTAAGGCACCACCTAAATTCTTTAATGCACCACCTACGCCACCAGATTCCTTGCTTAACGCAGTAAACTGATCTGCCAATATTGGCAAGTTGTTCTGTATCGCTATGAACCCAAAAGGCAAATCTCTTACAACACCAGAAAGACCTGTGAGTGTATTCTGTGCTTTTTGCGCTGCTGGTGCGATATTCTTTAATCCATTAGCAACCTCTTTAGACCCAGGAACTTGTACACCTACTGCTTTTAAATCCTTTAAAGATTTCTCAAGGTCTTCAACGTATCTATTTGCTTGTACTAAGTCATCACCAAGAGCAGTTTTAACCGCTGCCCTTGCATTCTTTAACTCAGCCTCAACTTCTGTGATGGATTTAGTGAATGAGGAAACATCCGCACCAAGCCGAAATATAAAATCTTCATTCATTTTCTTAATCGTTTAAAGATTTCTCTCATGTCCTCCTCAGTCATCCCTTGCTTTTCATCGCCTGGAAGTTCCCATAGTGCCTCTGGCGATTTAGGTGCAGTCTTTGGATCTCCCATTAACCTAACCATTGTAAACATCAAAAGCCTTGTTTGTCTATAAGTATCCACTTGCTTATCTTGATAACCATTGAGCATAAGACTAAAATGTCTCGGACTCATGGCGTAAAAAGACTCAGGAAGTAGACCTATTTGCCCGAAGGCAAAGGCTTCGATTTCTTCAAAGGTGTAGTCTTTTTTTTTGCTTCAGGTTCTAAGGCTTTCTGTACAAACTGATTGTTTGTCCATAGTTCCAAAATTGCTTTCACTTGATTCATCGCCTCATCATTAGTAAGGTTTTGTTCAAGCCACTCAGCAAATACCTCAAAGCTATAATCAGGCTCTACATCCTTGATTAAGCAGTTATTGAAATAACCGCTATAAAGTATATGTGCTATGCCTATTTCGTTAATGTCTGCACCTTGATGGGTTTTACCTTCTACAAGTTTAGTAGATAGATACCGATAAGATGCCATTCCGAATTTAAGTCCAATTTTAGTATCGTTTAAAGTTAAAGTGCAATAGTTCATAATTAAGCAATTACATCAAGAGTACCAGTAGATTGAATTGTGCCTGAGAAATTGATAAATTCTGTTGTTGATTGGTTCAAAGTCAAATCAGTAACATAACCGCTAAACTGATGGTAATAAACAGTACCAACAGATGCACCAGTTACAGTTGGATTCTGAACCCTTACAGTTACTAAAGTTTTATTAACCATTGCTGCAAGAATGTCCTCATAGCTAACTTGAGCAACTGTTGGAGCAGTTTCACAAATTGCATCAAAGTCAACAGTCATCTGAGGCTCTGAAGGTGATGTAAGAACACCGCAATTGGTTTGCTCTGTTGTTGCATCCATTGTAGTGTTTACTGAAGATGTCCTAAGACAAACAAGGTTCTTATATGATGAACCACCAGCAACATCTATTTCGATGTTTTGAATTGATCCTAAAATCTGACCCATTTTACTTTATTTTTGATTTACTAAATTACTAATTGTTATTATCTTTCTTGCTACAAAATTATCGCCATTTTGCAAAGGTAAGTATTGTGACGAAGTTCTTGCTGTTGGGAATACCTCAAAGTCTGCATCATCGAATCCATCAACAGCAGTATCAGGTATAAGGATATTGAGAATTTGACCAGCGATATTGTCAACTACTGCGTTATCGTAAACACGATATTGCTCAGAGAAAATATCAATTACAACATCTACATTATTGCCGAATGATTGGTTAGTATTTACAGCAGTCTCAGTAATTGATGAAATTACTACATAGTTTTTTGGAGTAGTGCGAAATGGTGTCTGACCATAAACAGGAACATCTTGCCCATTGTAGGATAAGTTACCATTTAAGGCATTCACATATATTACACGTATGTTATTTGATGCGTCTTTCATTTGTACATTTTAAGCACCTCAATAACTCTGTTTTTAAATTTAGGCCAGTAAGCCAAGATACTTGGTCGCATGAATGGTCGTGCAGGAAGATTAACTTGTCTTGCTCCTTTACCCTTGTATTTCGCAGCTAATTCCTGCCAATCAGCGTACTCTGGTAATTCAAATCCTTGCCCTGTTCCGAACTCTACATACGCAGCATATTTCTTTTGTGCTACAAGTTGATAACTCAAGAATTGGTCTTTCTTGAGGCTTATTGAACCTTTAAGTAATCCTGTATCAACTGGTACAAGGTTCTTCGCACTTCTTGCCATTAGTTCTCCATGCGCAGCAAGTTCCATATCCATCTCTGACGCAACAGCATCAACTTTACCTTTATACTTTTTAAGGATATTGTTAAATGCTTTATCAGGTATTTCTATGTTGAAACCTTTTGCCATTAGATAACTACTTGTCTATATTGGTGATAGTTCAAGCCTTCCCATGAAGGATATTGTGATACTGATTTCTTTGGATCAGCATTCATTTGTTTACCCCTATTCTCATACATCCACGATACCAAAGTAAGAATATCGTTTTTTAAGTCATTTGGAATGCTACCATACCCAGCCTGATATACAACATTGTAAATCCCTGCGGAGTAGAGCCACAACTTACCACCTATTACCTCATAATCATCATTGACAGTTAGTGCTTCATTGTCGTTAATACCTTCCTTTATGTTGATGCTGTTAATACAAACCAAAGGTGAATATGGTAAATCAACAACCCATACATTTGGGATGCTACCAGTTAATTCTATGTTGGCTGTGATTAGCTTATTAACAAGTGACCTTCCTGTGAGTTTCTCAAGATGTTGTCTCGCAGCAGATATTAAAGAATCTATTAATGTATCATCTGAGGTGTAATCAATACGCATCCAATTCTTTGCATCAGTCCTACTTACAGGCTCTGCAACTGCATCAGCGTTAATTGTTACACTATTTATGTATATCGCCATTGTTGTACTTTTTCTTGCATCCAATCATTGAACTTATCAAGTGCTTCTCTTGGATCATGTTCTCTGCTTCGTGCTTTTGCTTTCTTTGATGCAAGAGCATAGGTTTTTTCGTCATCCAGGGATGTGATAGCCTTAACCCAGCTTTTGACATCGTTTCTGTCTTTAATATATATGCCTGCTTTTCCACAATTCTCTTTTAATCCGTTTGCCTCAGAACTTATCACAGGAATACCGCTACACATCGCCTCTGTTGCCGTTCTACCCCATGATTCGTAATCCGAAGGCATTAGCAGTATCCTTGTTTGCCTATAAGCATCCAATATATTTGGATTATTCTTGATATATGTCAAATTAGGCAAATCTTGAGTTATTTGCTCATCATACGAACCAAGAACACCAAGAAATGACTTATGAGGCATTGCTCTTGCTATATCTACAAAGACCTTGCCCCCTTTGTTTTCGTTGCAGTTTATTAGTGTAATGTATTCGCTCTTCTCAGGTTCTATGTTTAAGTCGTAGTGTCTAAAGTCGCAAGGAGGCGTTATTACAAAATTAGGGAAATTGTATTGCAATAGGTCTTTTAACCAAAAAGAATTATATATGATATGTTGCCTATGCTCTGCGTCTATAATCTCTGGGTATGGATGCGAATTATGTATTAAATGAAATACAGGTTTTTTATAGAGTTTAGCAGTGTGAATTGTCCATCTTGTGTAATCCAAATGAGTAAAGACCACATCTGCCCATCGAAACATCCCCTCAATGAGGTTGGCATTAGGAGGAAATACATCAACACCGTCAAATGTATAGTTATTTGTTATTTTGTAGTGGTTAGCTTGATGCAGCAATACCCTTACATTGTGACCTTTAGCTTGTAAATGTTTTACAATATGGTGTAACATATACTCTGCGCCACAGTTGTGAGCAGGAGGGTAAAGGTGGATGCTACATAGTATATTCATGTCAGTAGTTTATATAAACACCATAGTGTTCATTCTTAAACAGGTTATGCATCATTGGGTATCTCTCCAGAAATATCTTATGAGTTAAATCATCTTGCCTGTGAATCTCATAGTCGTTACCACCTACTGCGCCCTGTGGCATCATGTATGGGATAGCAACCATCATCTTTTTATCAAGCGCATGAATCCTTGTTGTTAGCTTCTTAGCCTCAAAGAATGTCATGTGTTCAATGACATCTCCCAAAATAATGTAATCGTAAGCATGAACGTTCACATCAAGAGCATCCCTACAAAAAATGTTATTGTAAATCTTGTCAAGTTCAAACTTTTTTATGTAAGGTTCATAAACCTCTACACCATCAATATATTCAAAGAACCCTTTAAGCAATGTGCCGTAAGTACCACATCCTGCTCCAATGTCCAATATCGAAATGTGAGATTCGAAATTCCTTGTCATGTGTTCAAGGAACTCTCTTTTAAAATAGTCGTAGGAATATGGCATAATTAAAAAAAGGGGAAGGCATTACACCTCCCCCAATACAACATGAAACAGGAATTATATTGCACCATAAACTGCTGCACCAGGTTGGAACTGAAGAAGTTCACAACGAGCCTCACAGCGGAAAGTAATGAGGTTCTTGATGAAATCGTCCTGATCGAACTCTGTAGACCTCACGGACAAACCAGATTGCTGTGCAATGGCAAACTTAGTAGTATCCATTACATAAATCTTAGAGGCTGTAACAAGGCTATGAGGAACAACAGGAACACCAGCGATTCTTACATTACCATTTTGGTCGATAACCATTCCCCCAGGAACCGAGTAGTCCGAAGGCTTGGTTTTCAGTAGTCCTGCCCAACCTGCATGAGTGGTGAGAGCAAGATTAGCAGTCCAGTTCAATGCACCAAGCTGAGCAATGTAATCAATGAACTTCTCAGCAGTGTTGGCACCTGAAGAAGAACCTGCAGTTGCAGAAGCAGCGATAGCATTCAGGTAATAGGTATCTTCAGCCTTTTGGAAGTCCTCAATAAGAGACTGCTGCAAATAAGCCTGAAGGAAAGGCAGATCATCAATCATCTGACGAGATACCTTAGCATAACCAGCGATGAAAGACAATGCTGTGTTAACTACAGTCACATCGTAATCCACCTGAGGCTTCGCACTACCTTCTGTCTGCTTTCCAAAACTACCCTCACCGACAGGAGTGTTACCACGTGGGAAAGATACTGAACCTGTGCTAACAGGGATAATGTTGAAAACAGAACGCAAGTGAGGATTAACGAAAGACCTCAGTGCAGGGTTGTCAACATAAGAGGTGTAAACAGAACCAGTCAGGTTGTTGCTGATAGTCATTGTACCAACAGCCTTTTGGTCGAGTTCGTAAGAGAACCCTTTACCGCCATTTCTTGCAGCAGACTTAATGTCATCCCATCCTTTGGTTACTGCGTCAGCAATTGCACCCTTAATGTTATTAATATGCTCTGCGTAAGAAGTAGCAACTTTAACTTCCTCTTTAGCAGCGATTTTGCCAAGAGCAGCCTTTGCTTCAAGAACTTCCTTACGTGCCTCTTCAAGAGACGCATTAGATTTAACAAGTTGCTCATTAACCTGAGATACCTTGTCTTCGAATTGCTTAGCAGCCTTTTCTGTGTTGGCGCTAACTTCTGCTTTCATTTCAGAAAGCTTGGATGCAAGAGCATCCTCAAACTTTTTTAACTCTTCCATTTTTAAATGTTTTTGATGATGTTAATAAATGATTCCACTGGCACTGATTCTTTTTGCTGCGTTGGCTCCACTGTGGTAACCTTCGTGCTATTCATCATCTCGACCATTTGGGCAAGTTGTCTAACTTTAATAAGGCAAAGATCTATTGTTTCATCAGTCACATCTGAGTGCCTGATAAACTTCTCAAAATTACGAATTGTTTCTTTTAACTCTTCGACAGAAGTTATTGACTTCATGTTAATAATTGGAGTAGCCTCATTCGCACCCCACGCAGTAAGTGATGAACCTTCAAAAAGCATTACCTCATGGATTTCATTGGCAACATCAGACTTTTGCTCTCTTAATGTGCGAAATCCTATTGAATGCTCCTTAATTAGGTCTGATTCAACCATCTTGATAAAATCCTGACCAAGCCTATGCTTTCCTATCTGCGAACGATAGTACAAGCCATAACCATCTTCTTTTAGTTCAAGAATCTTACCCAAAGGTTGAGATGGGTCGTGATTCATGAGATGTTTAATCCTACCCTTACCATTCGGCCCCCAATCCTCTATACTGCGTTTAAATGCACCTGGCATCATTATGTCACCATCAGAATCTACATTGCCGAACGCAGAGAAATAACCAGTGATGATGCCTTGTTTTGCATCAATGTCTTTTACTTCAAGTTCGTTTTGTTTGTATTTGTATATCATAGCTTTTTTATTATCTATTTGTTCAAGTTTTCTTATTGCCCATTCGATACCAGCAGTTCCTCCCCAAGCATCCCACATTATACCTCCGCAGCCTTCGCTATATGGTACATCTGCGTGTTGTTGATGCCTTTTAAACGATGCCATCCTTGCGATTGTGTCACGTGAAATCCTTTCCCTGTTCGCTAACTGATTGGCTCTTGCCCATCCAACAGGAGTACCGCAATCGCTGCCGTTTTCCTCTTTATACTTCAATGCCCGTTTTGCATTATTAGTCGCTGCTTCAGGGTAATCATTGTAGGTTTCTTCTTTCATACCCATATATTCCTCATCATGGTTTTCATCTTCCTCTTCAGCTAAATAAGCAGCATAGGCTCTCTCTGCTGATGCTCTTGAGGTGAATACGCATTCACCGTTCCCTATTCTATATTTCCCGTTTTCGCATCTATATATCGGCATTATGATATTATTTGAGGTTCATTTAATCTTGGTTTCCTTAATAAACGACCATTGGCATCACGCTTAGGAATAAACCCTACTGTACAACGGCAGTTTATGGTAAATCCTGCGGGTGCAGACAAATCCCCTGGCTGCATTGCCACAACAGGCTCACCCTTCTTACCAGTAGATGTGAATGGTTCATCAAAGCCAACTATCACCCCATCAAGTTCTACATGATCAAACTCATCTTGAGGTATTCTTCGTGTTCGTGAATCCCTTGCACTAATCCATTCTTTATCAACTACAAAAGGATGCGCCTCTGCTCCTTTCATGGCTCCTATGTTGGAACTACGCATGACCTCTGTCCTAACGATTCGCCTTGCTCGAAATGTAGCATAAGCTAACTGCTCATCAGAGGTAATTATTCGCACTATCTCATCAACACCTAAACCTTCCTCTA